AAGCTGCGAAAGAGTTAAAAAGAGATATGGAAACTGCTCTTTTATCTAACAATGCTAAAGTTGCTGGTGATGCTAGTACTGCAAGAGAATTAGGTGGAGTCCAAACTTGGATCGAAACTAATGTTGATGCAGGTGCTGGTGGTTCAGGTGCTGGTAATGGTGCTGCAAGAACTGATGGTACTCAGAGAGCATTTACTGAGGATCAATTAAAATCAGTTCTAAGACAATGTTATGATGAAGGTGGAAATCCAAACATGATTATGGTTGGTGCTTTCAACAAACAAAAACTGTCTGGCTTTACTGGTGGTTCAACTAGATTTGACCAAGCAGAAGACAGAAGATTAGTTACTTCTATTGATGTATATGAATCAGACTTTGGAACATTACAAGTTGCTCCAAACAGATTCATCAGAGGTGCTAATGCGACTGCTGCTAAAGTTGGTCAAGATGCTCTAATTTTAGAGATGGACTACTGGGCAGTTTCTTTCTTAAGAGATTTCACTCTACAAACTCCAGCTCAGACTGCAGACGCAGATCAGAGATTCATGTTAGCAGAGTACACTCTTGAGTCTAGAAATGAAAAAGCAAGTGGTATGGTTACTGACCTTACAACTTCATAATAAATAATTTGTGGTGGGGGAGAAATCCCCCATCATATTCAATTAACAATTTTGTTTGGACTTTGAAGATTTCTTTGAATTCGGAACGAAGCAAATAAAAAGGATAAAAAATGAGAACACTAAACGATTATTTTATAACTGCTGAGATTGAAGATATTTCTACAGCTTCATCAACTTTTGTTGCTATCCCTGATGGTGGAAAAGTAGTTAAAATTTTAACTGCTTTACAAGGTGCTATTTCAGGTGCTGATGCAGCTATTACTTTTGAAGTTGGTGGTACTGCTATGACTAACTCTGCTATTACTGTTGCAAACTCTGGTTCTGCTGCAGGTGATGTAGATACATCTGAGCCAAGTGCTGCTAATAGAGTTGAAGAAGGTGGAACTATCGAAATGATTACAGATGGTGGTTCAACTGGAACTGCAAAACTTCTTGTTACTTTTGTAATTAGAAGATAATATTAATTTGAGGGGGATCTTGCCTAGCCGGTACTTCCCCCTCCCCTAATTTTAAGGAGAATATAATGGCTATGAATTATGCTTTAAAACCTACTACACACCAAAGTTTAACAGCTTCTGGTTCATCTGTAGCATCAGCTGCATTTGGTTCACAAACTGAATATGTAAGAATAGCAACACCTGCTGATATTCATATTTTATTTGGTGCATCACCAACAGCTTCTGCAACTGCTGGATCTGCAAGTATTTTTGTACCTGCTGACCAACCTGAAATTTTTAAAGTTTCACCTGGTGAAAAAGTTGCTGTGATAGGTACTGCTGAAGTTTCAGTTACTGAAATGTCTAGCTAGGAATGGCTAAACAAAAGTTTACGCATTTTGTTCCAAGACCTAAACCAAAAAAAAGACCTGGTAAACACAAAAAATCTCAGAACAAAAATGAGAAACGACAGAAGAAACAAACTAGATATAAAGGTCAAGGCAGATGAAAAAAGATATTGAAATAGATGGTTTAAAAAAAACTACCTACATGAAAGATGACATGGAAGGTAAGATTGTAACCAAAGAAGAAGTCAATATTACACCTCACTTGCAACACAATAAAAGATTATTAACCCTAAATGATGGGTATAATAAAACTAGGGATATGAAAAGAGTAGCAAGTATTCCAACTATTGCTTTGCAAGTTTGGGCAAAAGAATATAATGGTAGTAATAACTGGTTTGGACTACCAAAAGATGTTCAAAAAAATATATTAAAAAAGAAATTAAACTCAAGTGAGTTTAGATACTTTAGAACTGCAGAAGGTAAATTATAATGGCATTAAATACATACTCAGCTTTAAAAACATCAATCGCTAATTGGTTAAATAGATCAGATTTAACATCAGAAATATCTGGTGATTTTATTGTTCTTGCAGAAAAAGATTTTAATTCAAAATTAAGAATTAGAAAAATGATTACAACTGACAGTTCATTTACAATTGATTCTGAAACAGTTGCACTTCCTACTGGATTTTTACAAGTAAGAGATTTCTTTATTGTAAATGGTGGAACTAAATATGCTTTAAATTATATTACCCCTGCTCAAATGGATCAAATCAAAGGGGGTTCAATGTCTGGACAACCAAGTACCTATACAATCATTGGAGATAATTTTAGATTTGCACCAAGTCCTGCAAGTTCATATACCGGTACAATAAATTATTACAAAGAGTTTGATCCTTTATCAGATTCAAATACTACAAATTATATCTTATCAAATCACCCAGCTATATATTTATATGGCTCATTATATCATGCTGCTAACTTTTTAGGTGGAATTGAACCTAACCAAGCAGGTCAATGGGAGAAGATGTATCAAACTGCACTAGAAAGACTTGAGAGAAATGACAGAGAAGACCAATATGGAAATGCACCTTTACAACAAAGATCAGATGTAACTGTTGGAGCTGCTTTTACTGATAGCTCAAGAATTTCTATAACAAATAATACTTAGGTTAATAAATGCAAATACCTTTTGGAGAATGGCTACCAGATCAACCAGAGCATCTTAATCCAGGTGCGAATGTTGCTAACAATGTGTATTTTGCAAGACAATCTTATAAACGATTTCCTTCATTAGTTAATTATTCAACAAATAATATTTCTACAGATAGTAGAGGTGCAGGTTCATTTAGAGATAACTCTAATACTGTATTTAATTTTGTTGCAACCAATACAGACATCTATCAATTAGATGGTGGAACATTTACATCAAGAAAAGGAAGTTTAACAGGTGGTAATACAGATTATTGGACATTCACTCAATTTGGTAATTATGTAATTGCTTCTAATGGTATAGATGCACCTCAATATTATTTAATGGGTACATCAACTAACTTTGCAGATTTATCTTCTATTGCAACAAGTGGTACTGTACCAACATTTAAAGTTTCAGGTGTCATTAGGGATTTCTTAGTAACTGGTAATCACACAAATAATTCTAATAGAATTCAATGGTCAGGTATTAATGATATTTCTACTTGGGAAAGTGGAACTAAACAATCTGACTTACAAGACTTACCTGGTTCTGGTGGACAGATAGTTCATATAACTTCTGGAGAGATTGGTTATGTATTTAGACAAAACCAAATAGTTCGATTAGACTATGTGGGTGGTTCAACAGTATTTAGATTATCGGTTATCTCACCAAATAGAGGAGCTGTATATGGAAGAACAGTTTGCCAAGATAATCGTAGAGTATTTTTCTATGCAGACGATGGATTCTTTGAAATCAATGGCGACCAAGTAATTCCAATCGGTGCAGAAAAAGTTAATAGATTTTTTGATACAGATTTAAACAAAGCATTTAGTGATAGAATATGTGCTGCTGTAGATCCATTCAATCAGTTAGCATTATGGTTATATCCAAGTGCATCTGATACTGCGAATACAACTGGTATTTGTGATAAAGTTTTAATTTACAATTATGCTACTCAAAAATGGTCAACTGCAGAAGCTAGTGCTAGTACGATATTCTCACAATTCGTTGGTGCATATACTGTAGAACTAATGGATATTATTTCAGAAAACTTAGAAAATATTAATATTGCTTTAGATACTGACTTTTGGAATGGTGGACAATTATTACTAGGTGCTATAGATAATAATTATAAAGCTGCTATTTTCTCAGGTACTGCAAATGAAGGTGAAATAGAAACTTCAGAATTAGAGTTGTTTCCAGGACTAAGATCGAATATAACAGGCATTAGACCAATAGTTGATGCAACAGCTTCAGTTACTATAAAAACTAGAGATAGATTAGCAGATGATGTAACTGAATCTAGTTCGGTAAGCATGAATTCAACAGGTATCAATCCAGTAAGACAGTCTGGTAGATATGTTAAAATTAATGTAAAAATACCTAGTGGTGGTGTTTGGAAAGATGCTCAAGGAATTGATTTAATTGCATCAAGAGCAGGGTTGCGATGACAGATAAAACTGATATAGATAATGTTAGATACAGTTTTGAAACTCAAGAGTTTTTCCAAAGACAAATTGAGGAAGCTATCAACGCATTAATAAATGAAAAGAACCAAGAAAACAATAAAGCCTTTGCTTGGTTTATAGGAGATTAAAATGGCAGGGATAAAAGATTATTCAACAACACAAGCAAACAACACAGACTTAAATGGTATCTCTACTGCCGAAGGGATGCTACCATCTAACCTAAACAATGCCATTAGAGCATTGATGAAGAATACTAGAGAATGGTTTAATGATTCTCAATGGGTAGAATATGGAGATGGTGATGGTGCTTATACTGCAAGTTATGCAAGTGCAACATCTTTCACAATAGCTGGTGTTGATGTAACTGCAATTTATCATGCAGACAGAAGAATTAAAATTACTGCTACAACTCCAGGAACTATTTATGGAACAATTAGCTCATCAACTTTTTCAACAGACACTACAGTTAATGTAACTTGGGATTCAGGAAACTTATCTAACGAAGCTATAGATAATGTTTATATTGGTGCTATATCAAAAACAAATACATCTATTCCTGGTGGTGTTATTGGTACAATTCAATTAGCAGATGGTAGTGTTACAACTGTTAAACTTGCTGCTGATGCAGTTACTGGTGCAAAGATTGCAGATGATAGTATTGATAGTGAACATTATGTAGATGGTAGTATTGATACCCAACATATTGCAGACTCACAAATTACAAATGCCAAGATGGCAGCTGACTCAGTTGATTCAGATCAATATGTAGATGGATCTATAGATACAGCACACATAGCTGATTCTCAAATCACTAATGCTAAAATGGCTGCTAATTCTATAGACTCAGATCAGTATGTTGATGGAAGTATAGACACAGTTCACATTGGAGATAGTCAAGTAACAACTGCTAAGATTGCAGATTCAAATATTACTTCAGCAAAAATTTTAGATGGTACTATTGTTAATGCAGATATTAATGCTAGTGCTGCAATAGATGCTACTAAAATCCATGATGGTACAATTTCAAATACAGAATTTGGTTATCTAAATAATGTTTCATCAAATATTCAAACTCAATTAGATGCTAAACTTGTTAAAGCAAGTAACTTATCAGATTTAACTTCAGCTAGTACAGCTAGAACTAATTTAGGTTTAGGAACAATTGCAA